TCAGATATAGCAGTTCTATTTGGTATAAAGACCTTTTCTTGAACCAATGATTGTACTTCATACCATTTGTTATTACTGTTAATAAATTCAGCATCTGTTGGATTACCAGCAAACGTTGTCCCGTCTTTATGAATAACACCGGTAACACCTAAAACGTTTTTTTCAGGTAGATATAGCTTTAAAAATGGTCTTTGTTCTTGAGCAGTAATAACTCGTCTATAAACCTTCGTAATTCCATTAACAACTGGTTCTCTTTTAACTATTGTATATGAAATCAATTTATTATTACCATCAAAATTTGGTATTTTTAATCTATTAGGTTCTCCTTTTTCGTTATATGGTACTGAAAAATCAATGTCGGTAATTGTTTCAAAAATTTGACCGCCACCAGAAATTTGTGCACCAGATTTTAAAATACCCTCATATCTTTCATCATCTTTATCTCCTCTAACCGGTACATTTATACTAAAGTCACATAATGCAACTGATGGTCTAGGACCAGGAACTTTAAACCCGTATGTCTTTGCAATGTGAAATAATGATTGTCTTTGTTGAGCAAAATCTAACATGGTTTCTTGCCACACCCTATCAATATGAAAATGTAGGTTATCAGCAACCGCGGCGTTTAAATCCAACAATACAGAATATATCGACGCATCATTTGTGTTGTTAATTAATTCAGGATAGTAATCTCTAGTTAATTGAACTAAATCCTGTCTGATTCCAGCGAAATCTCTGTTTGTATATGAAATGTTTTTTGCCATGTTATATATTAATAATTATAAAATCAGAAGAACCAAACGCACCGTTATTGGTTGTATAGTCAATTCTTATTTTAGCAGTATATGGTTTTGTCGATGCATCACTAACTCTAAAAAGTCTAGCATCACTTTCCTCACTAACAATAGATTGTTGTTCTGGGTCTAATTCTGCGTTTGTTATTTTTATTGCATTTATTTCTAAATTTGGTATGTATTTTCTAACTGAATCTCTGATTTCGTCCTCTATGTGAGCATACGTCACACTATCGTTCAAATCGAATATATATTCATATAAACGACTACCAAAATCAGGTAAAAAATATCTACTACCTTTTCTTGTTAATAAAAGATGTATGAGATTAGCGCGTATCTCTTCCTCAGTGGTGATAGTCATTTTAACATAGTCACCAATCTTACTCTGTCTGAACGGAAAGTCTAAACCGTATTTTGTAGCCATAACAATAAATATAAAGAATACTAAAATGGATATAAATAAAAAATCGCGACACTTCCTAAAAAATGTCGCGATGAGTTTCACAATATTAGTGACTTGATATTCGCCCCCTGTATTAAATCAAGTCCTGGATGCTCAAGGTACGCCTTGACGACAGTAAACTTTGAGGGAGCCACCCATTATCTTACGATCCACAACCCTCACACTCAAATGGTGAATCTGTGGGTCTTTCACTCGTCATAACCAATTCTGGTGTATTTTCACTGATAATGGTATTATTTGTTGGTGTAGCATAAGTCACATTTTGTTGTGCTGGTTGTTCCACCGGTTTAGCTGTTGATGTATCAATACCAAGACCTTTTAATGCATCTACCGCAGATCTTGTTCTTAAATAATACATACCGGTTTTTAAACCCATTTTCCAACCATATAAATGTGCTGCTAATAATTTTGGTTTAGTTGCATTGTCAATAAATAAGTTTAAAGACTGTGATTGATCAATAAACACACTTCTATTTGCAGACATTGTCAAAATTCTTTTTTGCGACATCTCCCAAACTGTTTTATAAACCTCCTTTACTTCCACAGGAATTTCTGGAATGTTTTGAACTGAACCGTTTTCCATAATCAATTTCTTCTTGATATCGTCATTCCATAAATTTAACTTAAGAAGTTGATTTACCAAATGTTTATTGATTACAATAAACTCACCACCCAATGTTCGACGAGAATATAAATTAGTTGTAAATGGTTCAAACGCTTCGTTATTACCTAAAATTTGTGCTGTAGATGCTGTAGGCATTGGGGCAACCAATAAAGAGTTTCTAACACCATTGTTAACAACCTCTTTTCTTAATTTTTTCCAATCCCATCTACCTGACAAATCTTTATCTGTTTTACCCCACATCTCAAATTGGAACACACCTTTTTCAATTGGTGATCCAACAATAGATTCATATGGGCCAAATTGTTTTGCCAAATCATTTGATGATGTCATCGCAGCAAAATAAATTGTTTCAAAAATATCTGTCTGTAACTTATTCGCTTCATCACTTTCAAATGGTAAATTTAACATACAGAATACATCAGCTAAACCTTGCACACCTAAACCAATTGGTCTGTGTTTAAAGTTTGAATTTTTGGTTTCTTCTGTTGGATAGAAATTTAAATTAATAACATTATTTAAATTCTTAACCACTTGATACGTGTAATCATATAATAAATCATGATTAAACTCGCCATCAATAATATATTTTGGTAGAGCAATTGATGCTAAATTACAAACTGCTTGTTCTGTAGGAGAACTATATTCAATAATCTCAGTACATAAATTCGAAGATTTAATTGTTCCAAGATTTTTTTGGTTTGACTTATAGTTCGCAGCATCTTTATATAACATGTACGGAGTTCCAGTTTCAATTTGTGCTGTTAAAATAGCATCCATTAACTTTCTAGCTTTAACAACCTTTCTTGCTTTACCTTCTTGCTCGTATTGAGTATATAGTTCTGTGAAATTTTTTTGTGTTGGTGTATCATATACATCAGATAACCCTGGAGCTTCATCAGGAGAAAATAATGACCAATCACCATCTTCTTCTACACGTTGCATAAATAAGTCAGGTGTCCACATTGCTAAGAATAAATCTCTAGCACGCATTTCTTCTTTACCATGATTTTTTCTTAAATCAATAAATTCAAAAACATCCGCATGCCAAGGTTCTAAGTAAATAGCAAATGACCCTTTACGTTTTCCGCCTTGATTAATCCAACGAGCAACCTCATTGTATGTTTTCATCATAGGTAATAAACCATCAGATTCACCGCCTGTTCCTTTAATGTAAGCACCTTTAGCACGAACATCATGTACATGAAGACCGATACCTCCAGCCCATTTAGAAATCTTTGCTACATCTTTGATTGTATCAAATAGTCCATCAATATCGTCTCCTTTGTTTCCAATTAAGAAACAAGATGACATCTGTGGTCTACGTGTACCAGCATTAAATAATGTTGGTGTTGCATGTGTATAGAAGTGTTGTGATAAATCATCATAGATTCTTAATGCCATTTTAATATCACCACCACAAATACCAACAGCAACTCTCATATACATGTACTGAGGTCTTTCTACAACACGATTAGCAATCTTTAATAAGTAAGAACGCTCTAGTGTTTTAAAACCAAAATATTCAAAATCAAAATCACGATCTAAAACAATCGCACCATCAATAATTTCTTTGTTTTCCATAACAAACCCATAAACATCATCAGCAATTAATGATGACTCTTTACCTGTTCTTGGTTCAACAAACGAATGCAATTCTTTTATTGCTTGTGAAAACTTTTTAGGTGTTGTCTTGTGTAAATTAGTTACCGCTAACCTACCCGCTAATTTCGCATAGTCTGGGTGTGTTGTTGTCATGGAAGCCGCAGTTTCTGCAGCTAATACATCCAATTCTGATGTTGATATACCATCATAAATTCCTTGAGTAACTTTTAGGGTAATAAACGTTGGGTCAATATATTCTGTATTAAGATCATCACATAGAGCACTAATTCTTCTAGTGATCTTGTCATATCTCATTTCTTCTAATTCACCATTTCTCTTTTTTACTTTCATTTCATTAAATCTTTTTAAAATTAAAAATCAACTTCACCAAATGCTGAATTTAAATCTTCAGCACCATTATTAACACCCGCTTTTTGGTATTCAGCTACTCTCTTTTCAAAGAAGTTAGTTTTACCTTGCAATGCAATATTTTGCATAAAATCAAATGGATTCTCCACATTATAAACTTTAGAGCAACCTAATGCAACTAATAATCTATCGGTAACAAACTCTAAGTATTGTGCCATTAAATCTGAATTCATACCAATTAAACGAACTGGTAATGCTTCGAGAATAAATTCTTTTTCAATTTCTAATGCACCACAAATAATTTCTTTGATTCGTTTTTCAGATATTTTATTTTCAATATGATTGTTAAATAAATGACAAGCATAATCACAGTGCATACCCTCATCACGAGAAATCAATTCGTTTGAGAATGTTAAACCAGGCATTAAACCTCTTTTCTTTAACCAGAAAATAGAACAGAATGAACCAGAGAAGAAAATACCTTCAACTGCCGCAAATGCAATTAATCTGTCAACAAAAGATTCTGAATTAATCCATTTGATTGCCCAGTCAGCTTTTTTCTTAATAGCTGGAATAGTATCAATGGCATTAAATAATTTATTTTGTTCTTCTTTATCTTTTATATATGTATCGATCAATAAAGAATATGTCTCACTATGAATGTTTTCCATCATAATCTGGAAACCATAGAAGAATTTAGCCTCAGTATATTGAACTTCATTAACAAAATTCATTGCTAAGTTTTCATTTACAATACCATCAGATGCCGCAAAAAATGCTAACACATGTTTAACAAAATGCTGTTCATCTGCATTAAGTTTATTCTCCCAATCATACACATCTTGACCTAAGTCAATCTCCTCTGCGGTCCAAAAACACGCTTCTTGTTGTTTATATAATTTCCATAAATCATTGTGCTCAATTGGAAAAAGCACGAAACGTCCCGGGTTGTCTTGTAAAATCTTTTCTGTCATCTTCTTTTGTGTTTTTGTATTATTGAATAAGGTTTTTTTCTTGAGCTGCTTTATAAAGCTCGCGAGTTCTGTTTTTTCTTTCTTCCTCTTTCTCTTCCTTGTGCCCAAGCAGAGTATTTTGAGTTTCAGTATCAATATATAGATACTTGTTGTCAAAGGTACAGTTTTGGAATACTACCCCATCTTGACCGATACGAGACTTAAGTAATGTTAATGTACCTAAGTTGTGTTCTTTTTGCTCTAATGTTTTACCAATAGAAATAACTACGTGCCCAATTTGTGCTTTCTTAATTGATCCACCCATTTGATCTGTTGTAACAACTTCAGAAGCAATAGATGCTCTATTACCTTGTGTTGCCGTCCAAACTGCAATATCAAATTCAGATGTCATAGCTTCTAATTGTCTCATAATTGCGCCATCTCCCTTCCACTCTTCATTATAATTATTTCTATCGGCGGTAACACAATCAATATAATCCAAAGTTACTAAATCTATTTTAAAACCATCAGCAATCATCTTCCTAATTTTTGTTTTTATTTCAGACATTGTAACAGAATCACTAGGAAACTTTAAAAGTTTTAATTGACCCTTTGATCTATTTTGTGCTTCGGTAACCGCTTCTTCAACTTGTTCTGCGTTTTCTGGCTGTTCGTCTGGTGCAATTTTGGACCAAATCGTATAATGTTTTCTTTTAATGTTATTAACATTATCTTCAAAAAAGATTTGCAAAACATTATAACCATTATTAAACGCCTCATTTGAAAACTTGGTTAATAATGTGGTTTTACCAGTACCTGTCGGCGCTAACACCACACCGAGTTCACTTCTACCAAGACCACCATTAAGAAGATTATCTATACCCAAAATTCCAGTTGGAATTGGTAAACGAGAATCCGCTTTTAATGCATCTTTGATGTTTTCAAATACGTTTTGAATATCGTTTGTATCCTGACCAACTTGTAACGCTTTTTGAATTATCTCCTCAATCTTGTGATAATTTTCAAAATCGCCATTACTGCTAATAACATCGACTTCTTTTAGTGCCTTTTTAAGTACTTGTTGCTTACAAAAATTCATTGCCTGAGCTTTTGTTTGCTCCTCAGTATTATCTTGAGGTAAGTTCTTGATGTTATCAACACTATCTAAAAATAGTCTAGTTTGAGTTTCATTAACACCTTTTAAGTCTCCGAGAATCTTTTCGTTCAAACCATTGTATGAGGGAATACTATTGTATTTTTCATAATATTCTTTGATATTCTCCATTATAAATCTAAAAGCATTATTGTCAAAATAATTACTTTCAATTACGTCTACAATGGTATATCCAAACTTCTTATCCTCTATAATAGTTTTTAAAAGTCTTTCCTGAAATGTGATGCCTATATGGCCGAAATTTTTCTCGTTCATGTTATTAATTTATTTATTTGTTTTTTTTCTATTACCACTCGTACTGAAGATAAAACGTCTCAGGATCTCTCAATGACAAAATTTCAGTTAAGTTATTAAGAATTCTCCTAAGCTTTGGTCTAATATCAACTGAATATCTAACTTTTGGATGATAATAGTGTGCAGGGAATATTCTTTCAATAAATACGTCGTCACCCTGCTTGATTTGCAATAAAAAATATTGTTCTTCAGACTCTTTAGGATCTTCCACAAAGTCGTTATTCATAAAAAAATTTTGATTTTCGACAAGATAATCAGAACTTTTTAGTTTCAAATCTTCCGAAATTTCTTCAGAAATATTTTTCACTTCATAGTGTAATTCCATAGATTTTCGGCATCTAGGATTATAATCCCTAACGTTAAAAAATCTTTGGCAGATGATGTTTCCGTCTAAAGTCAAAAGGAATTCGAATTTGTTTTGCTCTTGAATGTTCATTTTAGTTAAATTTTAAATTTTATTATTTTTTTTTTATTTTTTTCAATGCTGGTTAATTTTAAGTAAGGGTTTAAAAAATTAAGCCAAGCATCATTACGTTTTGGTAAAACAGTAAACATACCATCTTCCATCATCATTTTCATACAATTCTTATAAGACCTACCCTCGGTGTCTAGATTATCATTAACTAGAGCTAAAATGTCGTTTTTAGCTTCTTCGGTTAATATTGGTTCATCTAGGTTAACAATCTTATTATTCACATAAAAGAATTCCTCACCCAAAACACCTAATTTGGTAACGCCCGTTAAAAAGTTTTGTATTAATTTATTTTCTTTGTCCTGCTCAAAAATATCATCACCCATTTTTCTAACTTCTTCAAGTGTTAAAGGTTTTGTTTGAATATCAGGAAAAAGGTTTAATAATTTTTTTATTCCAAGATTTCTAATACCGGAAATATTGTCAGATGGATCACCAACCAATATTTTTACCAATTTAACATTCTCAATAAGAATTGTTTCTTTGTCATATTCAATATTGCTGTTTGGCTCATATAACTTATGGTGAGACGGGTTATATAAAGAAACATCTTTACTGACTAGTTGAGCTAGATCTCGATCTGATGAATAAATGATTTTTTTCTCTTTAGGAGAGTTGTGAGAGTAGTAAGCAATACAATCATCTGCTTCACAATTAGCGAACTCACCCTGGCGAACATATAGTTCTTCAAGATAACGCTTAATTCTATTTCTTTGATAATTGTAAGAGTTTTGACCTTCTTCTGTTAATCTACTGGATCTACGATTTTCTTTGTATTGAAAGTAGATTTTTTTACGTTCTTGAGACGAATTTTCTCCGTCCCAAAAAACGCAAATTTTATCCAAATGATATGTTTCGAATGTCTTTCTTAATGTATTCAGAAAGTGATAAATTCCGCCGATGTGTTCACCTTTATAAAAAAAGTTTTTGCATCCGTAAAATCCAATCGTTAATAAATTGTCCCCATCGACTAATAGAACGGACATTTAATTTTTATTTATAGTTAAACAATACTAATCCATTTCATCATCTTTGGCATCAGCAAAATCGGTTTCTGTAAACTCGATATCACCTTCACCAAAACCACCCAACACCTGATTCCAATAATCAGAATATTGTTTTTTGTATTCGTCTAGGGCTTCTTTGGTATCATGAATATACCCCTGTGGAACCGCAATAATTTTTCCATCTCTATATGCCAAACCATTTACGTGGTTCTTAAGGATTGAGATTTTGGTTCTGATTGCGTATGTTACTTTTCTACCACCTTTAACCGCATCAATATGATTGATACCAGCTTTCTTTTGGTTACCAAATAAGAATACAATTGATGATGCTAACCATACTGCCTCTCCACCTTTTGCTTTGATTTCTGGTTGACCAAATGGATTATCAGGTAATTCAACCCATGGCTGATTTACAATAACCATAGTTAGATAAAGAGGATTTTCTTTTGT